GCACAGATATGCCGGAGGTCCCGGACGGCATAGACGCGAGGAGCCGGAGAGCCCGGAGAGCCCGGAGGAGCCCGGTAGATTCCCAGGGCTTATCGAGGACCAGGCTCCGGAACCAGAGGATCAGAACCAGTGGCACTACGTTGAATCATCTGACTATATTGCCCCGTCCTCGGTGTCTTCATCCACACTCCACGGAACGGAGCCCGGTAATAGCAGGGCCAGCTATAAGGTTTCACGGCCGCATATGCCGAGATGAGGACGGCCTTATCGCGCATACGGTCGTGAACCTCGCGCTCCCACTGTACCTCGTAATCATCATCCTTAAATGGCCGGGCCATATAGACGATGTCGTAAAGCCTCCACGGAGGATGAGCCTTCCGTAGGTCCCACTTGTTCGTACAGACGTCAAGCTTGCGGGCCTGGGTGATATACTCCTCGTTAATCTCAAAGCCTGTAGCACTCATATCAAACTTGTTCTGAGCTAGATAGAGCTTTGTGCCGATACCGCTGCCGGCCTCCGCGAACCTTAGCCTACGGAGGCCGTCTGCGGCTAGCTGTCGCGCGACTTCAAGCATCCGTGCGAATTCCCAGATCTCAAGAGGCGACCATCGCCACATGTCTGGGTCGGGCTCCGTTGTCTCCCGTTCGCGCTTTACCTGTTCAATTTCCAGTCGCGCTAGCTCCTCGATGGTAAGGATGGCACATCCTCCACAGTAACGCCCCCGCAATGCCTGGCCATCACGGGTTCCACACGTGGGCGAGCAGGTGGATCACGTATGCCAGCAGTGCAAAGAACGCGAGCGTCCCGAGCGCGAGCACCGCGACCAGCAGCCAGTACCACCAGGTCATTGGCCTACCTGCTCTGGCACGTCCTCCACGGTAACGTCCCCTACCGTTACGTTGACGGTAGAGCCGGAGGCATCCGTGTAGTAGATGTCCCCACGGTTCCGGATATCGTCGGCCACGGTCTGTGCCTTCTCATCTGTGAACGGGTGAAGCGCGAGTAGCACCTTCTTCACGGGTCACCTCCTCTGCCTGTACGGGCTCCGGTAGGGTAACCGGGACACTCGTGAGGTATGTGACTCCGCCAATGGTAACGGAGCCTTTGATCTCACTCACGGAATCACGGCCGTCCATACGGCCGGATTAGCCGTAGCACTGAAGTTAACTCCGGCTAGGACCGGCTCCGCATACTGTTCCGGAGCGGCCGGAGTACCCGGCATAGTGACTGATGCCGAAAGGTCGAATGGCTCGCCTCCGACCACGACACGGCCACCGATCGTTGCTCCTTGCGGGGGAATGGCATCGTTGCCAGTGACCGTATAGGTAACGGTAATGGTATCGCCATGAGCAGGATTTGCGTTATCCACACTCATGTCTGCGCTGACAGCCATGCCCGCTCCTTACGTAGGTGTGGGCGCTTGCTGATGGGACTTCGCGACGTGATCATCCATCAGATCTTCCGGAATTGGAGCATGGCACGTCTCACAGAGCTTGAGGTTGACGGATGTGACGGTGGGGCCTTCTACGGTATCCGGGACCCACAGATTGACAGGTACGTATGACATTGTCTTCCTTTCAGCTACATCCCGAAGTTGGGAAAGAGGGTGATTGGTAGTTCATCGTTGCGGAGGAAGCTACATCCGTCCACATTACCGCCAGTAAAGTTGACGTGTCCCTTCGGATTGTCGGTATCGAGATTGATGGTCTGAGTACGGAACTGGTTAGGTCCCGTCCCAACTATGTGCCATGCGACGCGGACGGAGACGGTGCCACCGCCAACTCGGCCAGGATCGCAACAGAATCCTACGTGCGTATAATACTTGTCGAGTGAGACGCCTACGTCCTTGCCGTCGAATGGCGGTATAAAACAGAATGTCCCCATGTCGTCCTCCTCCTCTTCCTCTTCTACTGGTGGCGGCGTAGTCGTCCCACCCCTGGCCCATTCAAGGACTTTGTCTAGTGGGAACCCAGCTCCTGGATCAGAATGCCCGCATCCGGATGAGCCTAGCTCCGAATGGTAACAGACTCCCCATGACCCGCCCTGTGCCTGGCTAGATGAAAGGTCCGTTATCGGGATGCTGAGCTTCTTGCTCTCCTCGGCAATCCAGTCGGCCATGTTATGTAGCTGGTTTGACCGATTGTTAAGCCAGTAGTCCCGGCTCCATGAGGCATACCCGCTCTGCTCCGCGCTAACGGAGACGGAGTTGTAGTTACACTGCGTCCATGCGCCGTTCCCACGGCTAACGCATTCCCAGACCTTCCCCCGGTTATTGTCGATACAGACGTGTGAGCTAGCGCCACAGTCCGTCTGGAAATACTTGGCACAGTCATAGGCTCCGTTGCTCCCGGTGAAGCCTTCCATCGTATGGATAACGATGAGCCGCTTGGTACTTCCCCCGGAGTAGTTACCGCTAGGCGTCCATACGCGAGTTAGGGCCATCTTCCCTCCTGCTCGCTAGGGCCATCGTCCGGCCCATACCGGCCGTCCTCGCGCCATCCCTTTGGTCTAGGCCCAGGCTTTGTCCAGCCCCATGGCTCTCCCTGGACCTCTACCGGAGGCTCCGGACGAGGAGGTACTTCCTCCAGCTCCACATCCTCATCGATGGTGTATTCATCACCATCCCGGATTCTGCGACGTTCTTTGATGGGCATTTGTTCCTCCTCTCCGATTAGTATACGCCTTAGCCAGCTGATCACCTGATCAGGCAGCCAGTTAAGACATCCCCTTGCCATCATCCCTCCTATCCCCATCACTGTTATTACTGTTGCGCTGGTTTACCCGCGCTCCGACGTACCCTCCAAGGACTCCGATAAGGCCACCAACTACTGTCGTAATTACCTGCGTCGCATTCTCGCCTAGCGTCTGTGTCGGAGTCTGATGGTCGATAACGTTTATCATCACCACGATTATAAGGAGGACTGTCGCGAGCCCTAGCGCTATCGCGAGGACTAGCGCAACAAGGTCTACCGATACACGGAGCTTAGTCAAGCGCATAGTACCCGCTATAGTCGATCTCAGTAATGCCGGTGTTGACCGCACCACCAGGAAAGCCAAGTAGCTGAATCGTCCCGTCCGTATTGACGGAACCTCGCATGCTCGCGATACTTGGGGTAATCTGCCCGTTGGCGTAATATCCCATTCCCGACATCCTCTGTGCTACGGTAGGTGAGTAGGCCACTGGCATCTGATATAGAGCCGGGCCTCCGGATGCGGCTCCGGTAGATACCGTTACAGCGAAGTGAAGAAAGACATACCTTGACTGGACCATCTTGTACCGGCATGAACCGCTATTCGCGAAGCCAGACGGAAGAGGAGCCGGGAGGTTATGCCAGACGTCAAACACAAAGTCACGCTCATCGACAAGAGCAGAGAGTGCGCCGGTAGACTGGGATAGCCAATGGCTAACCGGAATCTGAAATATGCCGGTAGGGTTCTGGATGAGTGGCGGGACAGCCGGGCTCGCTCCCGGAGTGCCCTGAACGATAACCGGCTGGACGTAAGCTGGGCTTGTTGCGGCCGCACGGCTAAGCTGAATTACTAGCCTGTCATACCTATTCTGTGCGGACGCGGCCGGAATAGGCGTAGAGACGGAGGCATCAGCGCGCCATAGCGCACCCTTGATAACGCACTGGCCGGCCGTCATGACTGCGTTACGGCCTGGGGTATCCAGGGAAGGTGCAAGGCCTGCGCTATTGACATTGTCGATACCGTCCGCGATACCGGCCGATGAGAAGAGCGATTCCCAGTCAGATGTGGACGTTAGCTGAGTGAACGGGCTTGGTCGTCCGTCATAAGTAACCATATCAGCCTCTCTGTGCCGCTAGTTTCTTCTCCAGTAGCCGTACGCGAGCGATCAGGTGTGATATTATCTTTGAATCAGAAGCCGTAACGGACTGGCTCGCGCCTATCGTTGGGACAACAAATATGGGCGGTTGCTGGGATGGGTCAGCCGTTAGGGTAACGGAGCTTACAATATCCTGATACGTTACTCCCGGTACAACC